AGCGTGATTCATGAGCCTTCCCGAAGCACCAGAAGCGTTTTTGTACTCACGCCTGACGAGCCAGACGGCCGTATCGTCGCTTATTGGCTCGCGGGTGTACCCGCTGATTGCCCCGCAGGGCACGCCCCTGCCGCTTGTCGTGTACCAGCGCACTGCCGTTGAGCGTCCTCAGTCGCTCGCTGGCAACGTCGGCAATCCCGTCGTGACGCTGCAGCTGACTACCTACGGCACGTCGTACACGTCTGTGAAATCAATTGCTCGAGCGGTACGCCTAGCGGTGGACGGGTGGACGGGCACGACGGCCGGGGTGACGATCCAGCGGAGCACGCTACAGAGCGAGGCTGACGGCGTGGACTTGCCAGCCGATGACCAGATGCTGCCGTACTACTCGGTGGTTCAGTCGTTTCAGTTTCGCATCAACGAGGCGACGTAATGGCACGCGAAGTCACGTTCAAGATCAACACGACGCAGAAGGACGCCCGCTGGCTCAAAGAAAAGGCGTTGGCTGACGCCTTCCAAGTTGAGCCGTCTGAGGTGGTGGAGGCCGTAGAGCACGCACTGCAGCCTGCCCTGTGGGCTCTTCGCAAGAACGTCTCAACGGTCAAGGCTCGCACTGGCAGGCTCCGTGCATCGCCTGGAACTGTGGTGCGGAAATATGGTGGCAAGTCCAGGCTCACGGTTGTGGGACTTGTCGGCTACAAGTCGGGCGTGGCCCCGCACAGCCCGTATCTGGAACTTGGCACGCCCCCTCGTGCTGGCCGGGGCAAAGTTGTGGCCCGCCGATTCGCGTGGCTGGCCTACTACCAGAACAAGGCGGCCATGAAGGCAACACTTCAAGCCAACCTTGAAGCCGTCATGCAGAATGCCATAGACGGCGTGGAGTAACTGCAAGGGTTGCCCCGTCGTGGCCTAGTTTGTGAGTAGGGCTTGCCGCCCATAACTCACTAGGAGAAGGCCACGATGCCAGCCGATTCGCAGGGCAGCAACTTCGTCTTTGCCGGTTCCACCTACACCGTCACCAGCGTCAGCGTCACGCCCGGAGGCGATCTACTGGACTTCACGCACCTGGGCGTTGCCAGCGGCAAGAATCGCCTGTACCAGACGCCTGCTCTGCGAGATGACGAGATCAGCATTGAGTGCTTCGCGGCCGCCAACTCAACGGTGACGATTGGGACGAGCGGTGCTATGAGCTTTGCCGGCATCACGGCTTACACCGCCACCGTGTCTTCCGTGAGCGTTTCGTACGCCGTTGGCGAGCTCATCAAGACCAGCTACACCTTCAAAGTGCAGTCGTAACGACGGGAGGCCGTCGTGGCGTTTGTCTCTCAAGGCGCAACCGTTACCTGGAAAGGGCCGCCGGGTACCACCAGCTCTGCGCTCTCTGAAGTCGTGTCCATTTCCGTGGACGGCGTGTCTGCGGACGTTGTTGAAATAACGCCCAAGAGCTACCAAGGGCGTGACAAGCGGTTCAAGTCCGCAGACGGCGACTATGGCACTGTTTCCATTCGCTGCCGTGGCACGAATCTAATGAACACGTCGTACGTCACGATGACCGGCGCACTTTCAATCACAGCGCCGAGTGCGTCGTTTTCGTCTGGCAAGTCCATTCTTCAGTCACTTGCCTGGAATGCTAGCGTAGGCGAACTGCAGGAATGGACTGCAGTGTTCAAGATCACGGAGTGACGCATGGGGCTTGCAGAAGAAATCCTTTCCGCTGATCAGTCTCAGTCTCTCAAGGTGAACGTGCCTGAGTGGAAGTGCGACGTGTGGATTCGCACGCTACCGCTGGGCGAGTTGCAAGCGTGGGAGCTCGCCTGCCTTCGAGCCAAGGGCGACGGCATTGACGATTACCGCACGCGGTACTTGTGCAAGTGCCTCGTTGATGCAGACGGCAAGCCGCTTTTCACGAGCGAGCAACTCAAGGGGCTCAGCGGCACCGTGGGTGCCCGGCTCTTCAAGATTGCTCAGCGGCACAACGACTTAGACGAGAAAGAGATTGAGGACATCGGAAAAAACTCCTAGCCCGGCCGCTGGATGCCTTTGTGTATCTGCTGGCCGGGACGTTGGGGCGAACTGTTGAAGAGCTTGGCCGCACGATGAGCGTGGCTGAGTTCAAGGGTTGGCTGGCAATGCACAGGTACGTGTCACCTTTGGATCTCGGAGGCTGGCGGCAGACAGGGCGAATCGTTGCGGCGACTCTTGCCCCATACACAAAGGGCAGGCCGCCAAACGAAGAAGATTTCATGCCGATTGAACGGCCGCCAATGACTGGCGCACAGATCGCAGCGGAACTCTCAAAGCTAAAGCGGTGAAGTATGGCAACAACTCTGGCACTGGCGATGCGGGCAAGCATGTCCGCAGGCGGCGTTGTGTCGGGTGCCAATCAAGCCGCCAAGGCCATGGACCGGCTGGGTGATCAGGCCCGCAAAACGTCTAGTGACCTGTCGCTGATCAAGAACATTGCCATTGGGGCCGTGGTTGCCAAAGGCATCGGCATGGCCGCCGATGCGTTTATGTCGGCTGCTCGAGCGGCTGGCAGTTACGCATTCAGCGTTGCCCAGGGCGTGGATGCCATGAACGACTTGGCTCAACGCACTGGCATCGGCGTTGAGTCGCTACAGGCGTTGCAGATGGCCGCAAAGCTCTCTGGCATTGATGACGTAACCGGGGCCGTGCAAAAGCTTGGCGTTGAAATAGGCCAAGCAGCAGAAAGTGGAAAGACCGAAGCGTTTACCAAGCTCGGGCTGGACTTTCAGCAGCTGCAGGCAATGGCACCGGAAGAGCAGTTCAAGGCCATCCAGGCCGCCATTGCTGCTCTACCAACGCCAGCAGAGCGTGCCGCTGCCGCCGTTTCGATCTTTGGCAAGGCCGGCGTTGAGCTCTTGCCGTTGATGAATCAGAACCTTGCCGAAGTTGAAGAGCGTATGCGGCGACTCGGAGCCATCGTTGGCGATGACCAGGTGGAAGCCATCGGCGGCATGAATGACGCCCTGGACATGGTCAAGGCCACCTTCGACGGCATCATTGGCCAGGTGGTTGGCAACCTTGCCCCAGTGGTTGAGTCACTGGCTAACGACTTGCTGGCGTTCGTGGAGGAGTGGAACAACATTGGCGGCGAAGGCGGCGGCATTGCCGACACGATTTCCAACGCCCTTCTAGACGTGGCGGACTACTTCGCCGGAATCTTTGACAACGCCGTGGCGCAGTTTGAAGGATTCAGCGTCACGATGGAAACAGTCGGGGCCATCTTTGAGACTGCGGGAAATGTGTTCTCTGCGGTTGGCGAGACATTGCGGGCCGTGTTCAACGTGTTTCAGTTGGCTGGCGATGCTCTGGCAGCTGCTCTTGGAACGTTCTTGCAATACCTCGGCTCGTATTTCGACAAAGACTTAGAGGCCTTTGGAAAAGGCATGGTTGATGCTGCGATGGAGTCCACCGCCAATAACTCACGCGATCTGGAAAACGCTGCGTCCAACGCAGGAAAGTACGCAGTTCGTGCAGTGTACGGCGGAAACGACGCCGAAGAGGCTCAGCCCGGTCCGGCACGCCGTGCCGTAGCCGCCGCACGCAATCGCATGAACGACCCAGAGGCTCGTGCTGAGCGTGAGCGAGCACGCGAGCAGAAACAACGTGACGATAAGGCCGCAAGGGAAGCCGCTGCAGCAGACGCTAAGGCCAAGAAAGACGCCGAAGACGCACGCAAGCGACAGGAAGAGGCGTCTAAGAAGGCGGCAGCCATTGACGAGAAGATGATCGGAAAGTCAGGCGACATTGCCGCCATTGAGGCCGAGCGTGCTGCCGCCCTCGGCGGCAAGTCCAACGAAGCCTTGAAAGCCAACGACGTTCGCTCTAGCGAGGGCATGGCCCAGTTCTTGGCCCTGGCCACGGGCCGTGAAGATCCCGCCATTGCTGAGTACCGCAAGCAGACTCAGAAGCTTGACGAGATCCGTGGTGAGCTTCGGGCGTTGCAGCAAGAAAAGGTGGACATCCTAGGAGCCGCTGCGTAATGGCCGCCATCTCCTACACAGAACTAGCCACCGTCGCCGCTTCGCGGAAGTTTGGCGAGCCGCCCGTATTCCAGCGCAAGTTCGTCGTTGAGGTGGATGACCCAACGACGAAGCAAACGGATATTGCCAACTACCCTGGCGTGGTGTTCTTGCAGGCTCACCCGGAAGCGTCGTACTGCAAGGCGATGAACGTCAGCGTGGCCAACTACAACGGCTCGCGCTGGCACTACGAGGTGACGTGGGACTACGAACTGCCGAAGCAGGCGAACGTAGATCCCAGCCCGTTGTCGCGGGCCGACATATGGAAATGGTCAACGGGCGGCCTGCAAGTGCCGGCGCTCTACTACTACGAGGGCAGCACGCTCGCACCGCTCCAAAACTCTGCCAACGATTTCTTTGAGGGGGCCACTACCGACATCAGCACGCTGCAGGCGTCCATCAGCGGCAACCGTGCCACGTTTGATTATGGGCTGGCCACGACGGTGACGAACTCCGTGAACTCGTCTGCGTACCTAGGCGGCGATCCGTATACGTGGAAGTGCTCGGGCATAGCAGCCAACCCGGCCGTCGAGGTGGTGAACGAAGTCGAGATCCGCTACTGGCAAGTCGAGGTGACGCTTGAGTATCGCCCTGACGGGTGGCCGCTTCAGCTGCCCAACGTGGGGTTGAACTACATTGACGCCACGCTTGGCAAGACACGAGTGTGGGTAAAAGAGAAGTCCAGCAGTGACCAAGTTCCAGCGAGCAATCCGCAGCCGCTCACGTCATCAGGCGGTCTGTCCACTGGTGCCCCCACCATCCTTGTTCGCCGCGTGCATAAGGCCGTGAACTTCCAGCAATACTTCGGAACGCCAACACAGCAGTAGGAGCAG